AGCACCCCTGTGCCGAAGCGGCTCGTATCCAACAAATGCTGAAACAGCAGCGCGTTCCAATTGTTCGCCTTCGTATCTCGTTCGAGTAGCTTCTCCGAATCACGGTACTTCGTCCCATAGTCCTCGTCTCCAGTCGGCACCAGCTCATAAAAGCTGCGGTTCTGTGTAAACAACAGAAACAAAAAGCTAGTGAACGTCATTACCTGCGCAAACGTACTCGGGACCACCATTTTAATGGGCTTATCCCGTTTCTGCATCTCCACATCGTCTTTGTCCGGCATCCGCTCACCTTTGTACACCAACTGCTGATTATCCCAGTCGTCATACGCCTTGCTCATCTGCGACCGGCTCATTTTCACCAGCCTCATCGCGTGGTCTAGCAATGCTTTATGAAAGTCAGAGACTTCTCCACTCTCCCGCGTCAATTCCTTGATTACGTCCTCAGTCATATCAGGGTTTTGTCAAACTTGGTTGCAAATCTAGCAAATTCTGGTCGATCCTCACCGTAAATGGCTTTCTAACCAGCGGCTTGTCGTCCGGCGGCTCCATATAGCTCAGTCCATTTAAAATCGCCCTATACAAATTCTCCATCATGTGGTTATCTTCGTCCCGTGGAACATTCTTTTTCGGATCATACACATAATGCGTAAATTCGAACAAAGTCTGCGCCAACCCCGGCGAAAAAAAGATCGTCGGCATCCCCTGAGAATCGCGTTCGGACAACCTTTCTCGCACTTTATTAATCCCCAACGCCAAATCCTTGGTTGAAGGTTCGAAATACAGCTCATACTTTGCGAGTTCATCTACGACGCTTTCTCCCGTGACGGGGTGCTCCACAACCGCGAACGGATCAATCTCGTAGTCGGCCACAAAATAACCCGTTGTCTTATCCACAATTGCCTTAGCCACAGGATCGACGAGATTATCCAAAAACAACTCATCAAACACAAATACTCGACCTTTAGGATCAGTGGCAAAGAACAAAACTGCTTGTGGCAGTCTGATATGGTAGTCCCACCAGACTCGTATCGTGTAATTTCTGGGTGGCCTATGGTAATCTTCCCATTCCTTCGGTACGTCGCACATAACGTGTAAATCATACACAAATTCCTTGTAAATTAGACCCGCCTGGTTCAGCGGTAACCCGAATAACCGACATTCCCGCTCTTCCCTATTCAGTCCGCTCTCAAACTCAGCAATCGCATCCCTAGAGTTGAATGGATTGTCATACACGCTCCACGTAATCATGAACCTTGAGCCGCCGCCCCCAGCAAGTTTGCTAAATTCTAACCCCTCTGGTGCCGTATCAACCGTATATTTGTTCGGAGGTACAAACTCATCGTTGATCCACATCTCGGACAGTGGCGTACAGTTAATCCAAAATTTGCCATTCCGGTCCACCAGCCCACGTTTGTGCGCAACAAACATGGACCGGGGACACGGTTCGTCGAGGTGAAAAAAGTCCCAGTACGAGGACTCAGCTGACATATTCGCGTGCTTATACGACTCCACAGTGTCCACATACAGAACGCTTTCACCACCGCCAAACTCATTCAATCTCTTCACTGGGATCTGGTCCACATGACCTCCGCGGCTAACATGCGGCTTACCCAGCGCATCCTTCGGGATCAGTTTAAAAATTTCTCCCCAGTTCTCATAGCTTCCCGTCCTATTCGTAAAAATCTCCGTTGCCTTGTCCCAATCATTAACAATCAGCAACCCTTTAGTCGGATATCCTGGAATGCCCTTCGTTACAAATTCGTGATTCTGACGCCCAACGTGATGTCTAACAACATTCCATTCTCCATCAAATACGTCAAATGAATGCTTGTACCATGTTCGTCCACCAAGCAACCACGCCACATCCTCCGCAGCTCCACATTTAGTTTTCCCACCACGATTTCCCGTTCTACAATATCGGCCAACTTTATGGCCTGCTGTATGGAATTTGTCCTGCTTTGCGTGTGGTCTATAGAAGTCGATTCCATAACTCTGCTTGAGCTGTTTCGCGCGCAAAAGTCGCTCCTTCTGCGCGCGCAGCTCGTTTATTCTCGCTATGGCCTCAACGCTCACCGGCTTCGCCGTTAAGTTTGTGGCATGGGCTCAGGTGCGGGCTCGCCTTCAGCAGGTTTCTCCTCCGGCGGCTTAAACCCTGGCTCATACACCAACTCATCTTCGGGTACTGGTTCCGGCAGCGGTTCCGGCTCCAACGCCTCCACTGGACTCCCATCCTCCTTCGTATACTTTCCAGCGAACTCACCCTCGTTGACCACTACCGTGCTCGTCAACGTCTTCACAATCCACTGCCCCCGCTCAACCACCACCTTCTGACTCCTGGGATCTTTCCCCTGCAAACTCAACGTCACAGTCTTTCCCGAGACCGCTCCGTAGTCCTCGCCTCCGACATACTTAACGATATCCTCCCCATTTTCTCCATCAAACTGTTTTGCCTCAACCTGCGGCACCTTCTCCTTAAACACCTCGCCTTTAACTTCCTCTTCTGTCACTGGTTCATCTACCATAACTCATCCTTTCTATTACGACTTCCTCACGGGAGTCTCATTTGGTTTATCTTTACCTGTCGCCGGTCCCTTGATCTTCACCGACGCCTCTTTTTCCTGTATATCCGAACTCTTGTCCTTCTCCCCCGGACCACCTCCGGGATTCTGATTAGTTTCCTCGCACATATTACGCTGCCTTTCATGCTGTTGGGCTGTCATTTGCCCACAGTGTATCGACTCGTTCCACAACCTCATTTATTCACCTTCTCACCATAAAAAGTCATCCCAGTCTCACTCGCTGCAAAGTCAGCTACTACCGGCACCTTCGCCGCCAACTCCAAGTAAGCCATCCCAGTTCCCACAATTTGCAGCCTATACCTGCCACTATTAATCCTCCGATTAGGATCATGCACAACTGGCTTCTCCAACTCCTCAATCTTAAACTCCACATTGTCCACCGTATAAAACGTCCACGAACCCACCGCTCTCAGCCTCGACTGATACGTCGTCTCAGTTCCCTGCTTATTCCCCTGAAAAAATCTAACATTCGCCGGATCATCGGTCTGTAACTCAATCCCACCAAACCGATTCAGCAAGAACAAGTAGACAACAGCACATAGCCAACAGCTCATTGTAGCGGATAGTCCTTACTTGCAACTCCAGGATAACAACGGTAATGCCATCTCGTCCTGTCACTCGATCCTCCATTTTTCGGGTTCGGGTTCAAACCAAAAAACTTCACCGCTGCCATCGACGCTTCACCCAAGTGATTGCTCGGTCCCACATCACAACATGCACACTCAAGCGTTTTACCAGTATTTTTATCCGTAATAACTGATCTGCAACCCATGAACTTCGGGGGAATAGCCATCCTAACGTTACCAGGCACGACCATAAAATTAACAAACTCGCTATCAACATACCTTCGGCAATCATACTTCCCATACCCCGCCACCAAATACGCAGTCGTCGATATATAAAACCCAGGCCAGGGCCATTTCTTGCTATCACCGGTCTCTTGAATCGCTGGCATTCCACTATCATCCGTCACTATACCCCACCAGTTTCCAGGGTACCCCGCATTCGCCAAATAATCCAACGGAGGTGGCTTCACACCACTCGGTCCATACGCATGTGGACACCCATCTGCGTCAATTGTCATCTCCCCCATCCAATGCACCGATCCATCGTCATCCTGGTACACCGGCACCCCATTAATCTTCAATAAAACTTCACTCATATAGGAACAGCAATTACGGACATAAATCCTTGTTGAATCTCGTCAGCGCTAGTCGCAGCCAACGCAACCGCCCTAAGCTTCTCCCCCTTCATCAATACCCCTCCATACGTCACATTCGCCGCAGTCTCGACAAAAGCTGTATGTGCCCGATTTAAAAGCGTTCCTTCCTTATCTAGTTGTAACCCCAGCCACTTCTTGCTAATAGCTGCCGTCGTCACCAACGCCCAAACTGTCGCCTGAATAATAACGTCAGAGTTAAACTGAACTCCGTCGCTTAGATTAGTAAATAATCCGACATTGCCTACCGATCCAATTTGATCGGGTAGAAACTGCAACACGTGTGGAACATCGTCCGCAGGTATCGGTGTCACACCAAAGTATCCCCACCACAAACTCACCGCAGCCGCAGACTCATAATTCACCCAAAAATCCGCCTCGTTCCTCCTTCGATACTCTCCGCTCTGCCACTCCACCACCCACTGCCTCTCCAACAGTGGTTCGCCCTCGAAAAGTATCTTCCCTCCATCCACCTTAACCACAGACGGCGCAAATCCCAACAACTCCGATCCGTTCGTCCCGTCGAACTGCACCGCCCTTACAACTTTAGATCTTGCTCTATATGTAGAAATCATTTTTGCACCTCCGGGCTTCCCCTAACCAACCTCCAAACTGCCGTTATACTCTCCCCCAACCACGGAAACACGGCCACACCCAGCATAATCAACCAAGTCGTCTCCGTTATCTCGTGCGCATACAAGAACGCCCAGCTCGCTGCCACTACAACCATCATCGCAATCGGCACCTTAATCACCCCCGCCACCAACCCACTCGTAGTCTTCGACGTCTGTTGCAATATCGCAGACAGCTCATCCAAATGCCCATTCAACTTAGTAGCCAAATCGTGCAAGTCCTGCTGGTTCGCCAAAAGATTCTTGAGCACCGTAGTAATTTCCTCCTGATTTGACAACAACCGTTCCTGATTATACAAATGTATCCTCCACTCATCCTCCGTCCCACCCGACTGAATCAGTGGCGCTCTCGCCTCCTGAACCTTTCCCCTCCGCAAAGCACGACCTTGAACCTCCTCGTCCATCTACATTTCGGTCCCTGGTGGTGCTACCTCTACTGTTGCTTCTTCGTAACCCACCCGAAAATTCCCGTCGCTGAATTGAGTATATTGCCCAACGTCACTTACAATCCAATCAGTCACTTCAATACTGGGCATATTCCCACCCATCAACATAATCACGCCATCTGACAACATAATGGGACCAAACACCATCAACTCATCCTGATTAGTTCCATCAAATTGAACCGCTTCTACAGTCCCGAGTTTTTTTCTATATTGCGTTGCCACAAACCCTCCTTTACGGCGCAGGTAAAAATTCAACCATCGTTACATCATTGACACAATCATTACTGGCGACACCCTGAACC